GCTTAGTAAGTGTTCGCGCACGAAGTCGACCATGAACGCAGACACTTGGTCAGCGTCCTTCTGTGGGTCAACCCCCTGCATCTTCTTCAGTTCGACCATGTCGCCGACAGTTGCCGGGCGGTAGGTGACGTAGCAGTCCGTCCAGTCCTCACCCAGGTCGGCGAGGCTGAAGCGCTCACCAGGTACGTTCAGTATTCGGGTCATCTGTCACCTCCTTTAGTAAGCGGCAGTTGCGTTGTTGAGCACGGGCACGATGGCTGAGCCGAGGGTGTTGTCGAACTCGCAGGTGAACTGAAGTGTCGCCGTGACGACCTTGTCCTTGTCGACGTTCTTGGCGAGCTCTCGGTACTTGACCTGGCTCGCAGTCAAGGTCAAGTTCGTGGTGCCGTTGGCGATGACGATGCTCATGGCGTGGCTGGTGTTGGCTAGGTAGTCAGTCTCGAACTGCGTATCCGTGTAGCGGATGACTAGTTCGCCCTTCACCTCTGAGGAGCCGCGCTCAAACTCGGGTAGGTCGTCCACACCCAGCGGGAAGTAGGCCTCGCTCGGTCGCTCCAGGGTGACCTTGACGCTCTTCGCTGAGACAGCGAGCGCCGCGCCCAAGCCAGCGACGTTGGCGGCAATCTTGACGGTGACGCTCTTGCTGGTGAACTCCAACTCGGTGGTACTGACGGCTGGTGTATCGGAGGCAGTCGCGCCGACGCGGGCTTTGACGCTCGCGGCACACTGCACCCAACCGCCGGCTTCAGCCGAAATCTCAAGGGACTCGACGGTGCCGTAGCTGTATCGCTGGTTCTTCAATGGCGTGACATGACCGATGGTCAGTGCTGTTGGAATCGTGGAGGCGTTGGTCGAGAACGTGTGCGGGTAGATGCCACCGACTGCTGCGCCGTTGCTGATGGTCCCGAAGAAGCCATACAGCAGGTAGCCAATGGAGACGTCGGTGACCTTGCCGCCAATCTTGCCTTCGGCGAACTTCTCGACGATGGCGCTGTCGTTGACCTTCTGGACGACGCCCATGGCGCTGTCGTTCTCAACGATCGTGGTCTTGCTCTGGATGTCCTGGTCAAGCCAGCGCATCCAGTTGGTCGGAGCGACTGATGTTCCTGGGGTAGTTTCGATTCCGAAGCCGATGGCTTCTCGTCGGCCGATATAGGGACTAGCTGTTGCCATCACCTGCCTTTCGCGCTGATTGCTTCTTTACTTTCTTGTTGTTCGGATGCCATGGAGCGTCGGTATAATCTGGCCTGAAGTACTTCCGCGTAGGGGTCACAACTTGCTTGGCAACGTCTGCCTTCGGTTGTTCTTCAGGGTTATTGGTGCTCATGCTTTGATATTACTACGTTACAAATCTTTTGAATAGCTAACTTGCAAGTCGATATTCCACGTCAGCACTGCACCAACGCCTGGCAATGTCTCTAGCATCCAGTCGCCTCGGCTGGTCGACATAATCCAGCTGCTGAGGTCGGGGTCGGTCAGATTCAAGGTGTTGCCGACGTCCCACTCATCCAGTGCGTCGACGATCAGATCGGTCAGGTCGTACAGCTGGTCGAACTTCTCGGTCGGCACCACGTTGGTGTCTTCCAGGCGCAGGTGGCCGATGAGCATGTAGTTCACGGTCCGGTCGCTGGCGCTCATCATCGACTTCTCGTTGTCGAGGTGTCCCGGCAGCACGCGCAGCACCTGGAAGCCCTTGAACTCGTCCGCCGTGGTGTCTATGACGTCCACGAAGGCGGTCTCCCCGCCGTACTGCAGGCCTCCCAGCAGGGTCATCACGGCGTCCTTGATGGCGCGTGACTTACCGGCCACTGTCGATCTCCGAGACCGCGGCGGCTAGACCACGGGCGATGTCACTTTGCACTCGAGGAGCCATGACCTCGTACGTGTCACCCACGATCGGGTGCGGCCTCGTACCCCGCTTGGCAATCGAGTTCTGAACGGCGTAGGGGTTGATGCCCTTCATCTGAGCCCACCGGCGCAGCGATGAACCGGGCGAGACAGACACCCAGTGCGGGCCGGTCCCGCGCTCCAGGTCATCGGCGTAGCTAGCGCTGGGGAAGATTTCGGCTTGCAACAGGCCGGGTGTGAAGCGGTACTGAATGGAGCGGCGGTAGTCCCCGGTCGCGCCGACGTTCATGGTGGCGCGCTGAATCATGGCCCGCTGTACGTCTATGGCAGCGCCCTCGATGAGTTGCCTGGCACGACTGGTCATAAGCTCGGGCGCGCGCTGAAACGCACGGAGAGCCACCGTGGTGTCGACTCGGATGCCGAAGGCAACAGCAGTCATCTACATCCGCTCCTCGCTGCACAGGGCGCGTACGTGGCCTACAAGCGGGGTTTCAAACGGCTGGATGCCGGTGACGTTGAGCTTGCGCCCGTTGACCAGTAGCTGGTCACCGGACTTGATGTCCTGGCCGCTGTCGAAGTAAACCTCCCAGGCCTTGCCGATAGAGAAGCCGGACTGCACGGCTGTCTGGGCGTCCATCGGGAGCGCTAAGCAGGGAACGGAGCTCGCTATCGAGCCGAGCTGCTCGCGGCCGTTGGTGCCGACCGCGGCTTGGCGGCTGATGTCACAAGTGTGCTCAAGTAGCAGCACGGCTACATCCTCCGCATCCGGTATGAATCAACGATGGCGAAGTTGGCGTCGGAGGTGTTGCGTGCCGGCTCGGACGTGCCGTTGCCCCGGACGGCGCCGGCGTACTCCAGGCGGTAGCTGCCGACGCTGGCGGAGACCACATCCTTGCCCGCAGCGTTGGCGTAGTTGTAGAAGTTGGTGGCGATGCCGATGGCGGCCAGCTTCAAGTCGGCCGGCACATCCTCCGCCGCGACGCCGTAGGTGTAGCTGACCGAGACGTAGTCGTTGTACAGGGCTGACCCGCTGAACTTTCGTGGGGCCAGCAGGCTGTTGGAGTAGATGGTGAGGCGACCGCGCTTGTCGAAGTAGAAGCCGTTGTTCGGCAGGTCGTAGCTGGTCTGGCCGGGCCAACCCAATGCCACGTCTGTGACACTTTGGACGTCTTGGTGGCGGAGGTAGATGACTGACGTGTAGTCATAGCGCTCACCGGTGACCGTCTTGGTGTCTCCCCAACAGCGGTGTGTCTGCGTCTCTATGTACTGGTTGACGGCCGCGACGACCTGGGTCTTCAAACTGGCGTTGATGAAGCTAGCGGGCAAGTCTGAGGTGGTGATAATAACGCTCATGTATAACTTCAGAATAGCAAAAAGCCCGATAAATGAATACCGGGCTTGCTTTGCGTGAGGTGAGGCTAGCTCGTGCTGGTGTCTTCGGGCGAAGTAGGTGCTGCTTCCTCGTCCTTCTTAACAGCGGCCTTCTCGTCACTCGTCAGGCTACGCTCGACGTAGACCTTCCCGGAGAGCTTGCGCGACTTGGCAACTTCGTCAACGCGCTTCAATTCGGCGCTGTTGAGCCGCTTGACGTCTCCAGCCACGTGTGGGAACACGTCCTGCTCGAATTCGACTAGCTTGCCGTTGTCGTGCCCCTGGGCGCTCAGGCGAGCACCCTCTGCAACTTTATCTGCCATAGGTGTAGATTCCTTCCGTCCCTATTACTTAATGTTCATTGATGACCATGCCTCGTCGAGGAATGGGCGACCAGCAACACGCTCGATCATGCGCAGCGTGATTTGGTCCTGAGCGAAGTCGGTGCCGTTCGTGCCGTAGTCAGTGCGCAGCGCGCCACGGTTGCCGATCCAGTACATGCTTGGCACGCAGAACCACAGCTGCGTCTCGTTGGTGCCGGCGCCCAAGTTGGTCGGGATCTCGTCCACGACGTGGATTGGGCGGTTCAGGAACGTGTCGTAAGACGCGTTGGCCAAGCCGGTCTGACCAGGCAGGTACAGAGGGCGACCCTGGGTGTCTTTCATGTTCAACAGCAGCTGAACACCCTTGCTGGACGTGATGAAGTGACCAACATTGCGGTACGCAGTGGGCACACCGTTGAACATCAGGTTGGTGACGTCCGTGTAGGCCAGGTTGCCTGCCGTGGTGTTTCCCGTGATGACGGTTGGGGTGATGTCGCTGGAGCGGAAGCCGAAGGGCTTGCTCGAACCGTCTCCGTTGACGAAGGCGGCGTTCTCAGCCAGAGCCAGGGCGATGGCGAAGCGGTCTTCTACCAAGCGCTGAAGGTCAGGGCTGACAGCGGTGTCAACCAAGGACTCATAGCTGAATGGGTCGAGGCCGGCGAGCTTGTAAGGAACGAGCTGCTTCTTGGCGAACGTCGCACCACTAGGAGTGATGGCAGCGCCTTCACCGACCCAGTAGGTCGTTGGCAGGGCGTTGTCGTACGGCATGTCCAGGATGGCCGGCATGTCGTTCAGGACGGTTGCGATCTGCCGCATCGGGCTGATGTAGCGCAACTTCTCGATGATGTTGGTCCGCAGGGTGACTGGTACTAGGACGCCACCCTGGCCGGCGGTGCCGACGGTCTGAGCCTTGGCCCGGATCTCGCCTTCGTCACGCCACTCGATGCCATGGGCTTCGTAGGACTGCTTGATGATGTCGTTGGCTTTGGTGTGCTCGCCATTCTTGTTACCACTGGCGAGGGCCAGGAAGTATTCCTTAATTTCCGTGCGCTCTTCGTCAGTCTGCTTGTCGCGGTTCTGATCCGCTTTCAAGACCTTGCCCTTGCTCAGTTCTTTGAGCTTGGCATCCATGGCCTTCGCTAGCTGAGCTTGCTTTTCTGCAAATGTCATACACCTCCTTAGGTGAATGGTTAATTGATGTTGTGCCTTACGCGGCGGGTTCGAGTTCGGCTAGCTGGTCAGCCAACTGCTGATCCATCTCGGCCTCTTGTTCGGGAGAGAGTTCGGTGTCATCCGAGAACTCGTCTTCCCCGGCACCAGGCTGGTCGTCATCGCCGCCTTTAGCTGGGTCATCTGGGTTCTCCGAGTCGGCTGCTTCCTCTTCGGCCTTGCGGGCTGCCTCGGCCTCTTCGGCTTCCTTGGCTTCGCGGGCGGTCTTCTCGTCGTCGGTTTCTTCGGTGTCATCAGGGGTCAGCGTCTTGACGCTGGTCGCGAGCTCGGTCAGTTGGGTTTCGGTGCTGGCCTTGAACTCATCGAACGCCTTGGTTGACGCCTCAAACTTCTCGGTCAGGTCCTTCACGCTGTCCACCAGAGCCTTGGCTGTTTCGTCGGTCATGTTCTTGTCCTCCTTGTCCTCTAGGGACTTCATTTGGGCCTCAATGGCCGTTGATTCATCGCGCATCGACTTCAGGAGCCACTTGGCGTCTTTCGTGCTCAGAGAGCCCTCTTTGAGCGCCAGGGCAAGGGCGCGTGGGTTGGCCGGGATGGGGACGATGCTGACTTCGAGCAGCTCGTTGTCCTTCAGGACAGGTACGTCGTCCTCTGTGTCGATGGTGTGCGGGATGAACCCGGCACTGACGCATCGGAGGGTGCCCTTGACGAGCTGGCGGAAGACCAGGCCGGCCTTCGGATTGGTGGCGTCGTCATCGAACTGAGCAGTGATGAAGCTCTTGCCGCTCTGGTTGGTGCTGATGTCTACGGCGGTGCCGAGGACGTTCTCGGGCTCGTTGGGGTTGTGGCCCCACAAGATGATCGGGTTGGATTCGTAGCTCTTGGTGTCCCAGGTGCCTTGGTCGACAATCTCGCCCATGCGGTCGACTTGGTCATCACTGAAGCAAAAAGTTATCCGACGATTCTCTTCGTCTACCGATTTAAGCGATGTTTGGAATAACTTAGTGATGCGATTCATCTAAGCATTAGAATAAAACACAAGGTCAAACAAAACAATAGTGAGTGCTGTAGGATGCCGAGCATGGCTAACTGTTTTGTACTTCGATGCCCTCGCTCAGCAGACACGGCACGCAACATCTCGCCGTCCGGCCGGTTGCCAAGAAATGTTGCCCTCTGCGGCGAGCACGCCGAACAAGTAGACGCCGGCGCGCGTTGGTTCGCTCCCGTTCCAAAGGGCCAGGAGCGGAATCATCTGCTGATGGGCGCTGATGCTCCGCCGGTACTGACCAATTTCCATATCAGTACGGGCCACATGTCTAACGAAGTGGGTAGCCACCTGGTCACGGTCTTCTGGGACGATGCTGACGGGCATGAGGAGCGTTTCGAATTCGAGTTGACCGAGGAGCAGGCACGCAACTTGGGTGCAATGCTTGGTTAGTAACGCACCGGCAGCAATGCACAGCGGCACGAAACGTGCAGCGGCGGTGACGGCACGTCGTCGTAGTTGTAGTGCTGTGTCTTGTCACCGATGGTGAGTGAGTCGCCCTTGTCGAAGATGTTCTCGTCCAGGCCGAACACCTGGCCGTCCAGTGAGGCGCAGTAGGGGCAGACGGCCTCATCCTTGGCCGTGTACCACTCCTTGGCACTGACCAGACCGCTCTGGCTCCACGCGGTGATGTCGGCGTAGCCCTGAGCCCGCGCCACCTCGGTATGGGCGATGCGGTCGGCCCTTGTCGTACTGGCAAAGCCCATGACCTTCTCAACGCGGGCACGCAGCTCTTCGCTGGTCTCCCCCGCCTTGACGCCCTCCGCGAGGGTGGCGCGCAGTTGCTTGGCCGTCTCGTCGTTGATGTCCCCGGACACCTTGATGCTGCGGGTCTTGAAATACTGCTCAATCGCTGGCGTGAACGGGTCGAAGGTGCCCTGGCTGATGCCCAGCTCTTTCATGGCGTCGCGGCCTGTCTCGATGAGCACCGTGAAGACGATCTGCTCCATGGCTCGGGCGAGCTGCTCCTGCGTCCCCTTCCAGTCAACGATGTCGTCGAGGTAGTCCTTGATCCTGTAGTCCTTGCCGATGCGGCTGTAGTCGAGGTTGCGTAGTGCCTGCTCGCGCTGGGCGTCAAAGATGGCGCGGCAGACCGTGAGTACCTGGGACTCATAAACCTCTGCAGCCTGAGCACGGCGCGCGACCTTGGCTTCACCGGCCTGCTCGCGTTCCTCCGGGCTCAGGTCTTTTTTTTTACCCCGGTCAGGGCTTTGGTGTCGCTGCCCTCGTCCGGCGAGCCAGTGGGGTCGTCCTCGTCATCATCAGGGTCTAGGGGGTCATCGGCTGGCTTCGCGGGTGGGGCGTTCGGGTCAGCCAAGTTGTCCAAGGTGGTCGTGTTGGCTGGGACGTACATCTGCTGACCAAGCTGGTCAGGCAGTTCGTCGTCGCCATACATGGCGCGGACCTCGTCCATGGTCCACCACTTGTTGACGCCCTTCTCGGCGGCTTTGAGCTTGGCGTCGACGTCCTCGGGGACGGGGTTCTCAAACTCCAGCTCGAGGGTCGGGTCGTAGACGCTGACCAACGTGGCTTGAATCTGCCGAGTGAACTGCCGGACGCGGGGCAGGATGTTGATCATGGCGTGCAAGTAGAAGGCGGCGTCCATGTTGGCGCGGTTGACGTTCTCGGTCATGCCGAGGATGCCGGGGCTGACTCGGAACATGGCCAGAATCTCGTCCTTGCTGAACTTCCGACTGTCCAGGAAGTCCAGGTCGGACTGGCTCATCATCATGTTCTTGACGTCGCCACCCTCGATGAGCAGTGGCTTGAACGCGTTCTCGGCACCCGTGTGCTCATCGCTGAACTGCTGTTTCCAACGCTCATACGTCTCGTTATCCATGGCGTTGCCGTCCTTGGTGCTGAACACCAGGCTTGGGCGGGCGTTGTTCGCGAAGAAGCGACGGTTCCACTCCTTCATCTGCTCATCGGTGTCGATGGCGGCCGCGGAGGCTGAGATGACCGAGCGGCCGATGTACGGGTTGTTGGGGTCGGGGTTGAGGTCGCGGATGAACGCCGCGATCGGGAACTTCTGCTGACCCATCTTGACGATGCTGTCCATGTAGTTGTCGCCCAGTACGAAGGTGACCTTGTGGGCCGGCAGGACCTGCAAGGCATCGGGTAGTCGGCCCGGCGACGGGATAAACGGCACGCCACCCTTCAGCATCAGGACGTAGCTCTCGCCCACCAGGTTCATGTAGGTGAAGTGGAGCTGGCGCAGCTGCTCGCCGGTATGGGCGAAGTTGGGCTCATCCAGCAGGTCGAGCAGGTCGTGGTCGATGATCTCTTCCCGCTCGCCGTCCTTCTGCTTGCGGTAGAGCTTCATGTTCACGGCGGCACACGGGTCAGCGATGGACGTGTTGGCGGCGTAGACCCAGCCGGCGTTGGCAGCCAGCTTCTCGGACTTTGAGTCGAAATTCCTCAGCCGACCGCTAGCGGCGTCCCAGCCGTCCAGCATGCTCAGAGGCGGGATGAACTCCTTGGCTCTGCTGCCGAGGATTGCTTTTGCTAGTCGGATGCGTAAGGGTGCTGCCATGTGTATGTGATTATGGTTTTATCGTAACACGGGAATCACAAAACAGGACTGGTGAATTGGTTATGGCAAAGTGGCTTGGAGGAAGCAGCGCGAAACCGAAGAGACGGTCACATGAGTAGACGACAACTCCTTCGCCGTGCTGCTGCTGTCCGCGAGCGCAGGGGGCAAGAGCAGCGGCGCCTAGAGCATGGCTTCAAAGTGCGCCTCGCGCTGCTCAATGCCGGGGTCGTGCTAGTGGCAGCCTTTCTCGGGGTGTACGGGGCAAGCTATTCGGCCATTCGGGGCGCTGATCGTCAGGTGCAGGCGCAGGCTACCTTGAACCAGGAGAACTTCAGGCAGAACCAACGACAGCTCGCCTATACAGGCGTATTAGGGGCGCAGGATGCGCTCTCTAAGTTCGAGTACAGTCTCGTAACAACCCGCTATCTCCGAGGCGACGGGCAGAGGAATGCACTGCGAGACCATGCACGCGGTCTCTTTGTGCGAATGGCCAGTGCGAACCAGCGGCTGTCTTTGGTGACGACGCCCACCTTTGCGAGCGCGGGTCAGAAGCTGGCCGTGTGGCACCAGAAATACGTGGTTGCACTACTTCGGGTCCTGCAGAAACGCGTGGGCCCGCAATTCAAACACACCGTGCCACCCTTCAGCAAAAGGATATTTGGCATTTCGTATCGACTCAGCCAAGCCAGTCATGCTTTCTTACTCGCAGCTAAGTCCGACGTCGACCCAGGCACTTAGGCCGTTCGCACCCGGAAGACCGGCTTCGGCTTGCCCAACACCGTCATCACCGCGTACCGCTCCATGTCGCAGGCATCGTCGTTCTCTTTGATGGGCTCATCCAGAGCGTTGTCGTTCTTGTCGACCTTCCACGAGTAGTTTTCCTTCTCCCAGGCCAGGTCTTCGCAGGACGGGTCCATCGTCAGCCGGCCCTGCGCCAAGAGCGACTTGCACTTGTTGATGCCCTCCAGCACCGAGCCCGCGCCCTTCACGACAGCTTCCAGGCGGAGGCCGAGCTGGCGGTTGAGTGTGTCGATGGCAAGGGGGTCTTCGGAGTCAGCCACCTGGATGTCGAGCCGAGTAGCGCCGATGAGGTCCTTGACCGCCTGCTTGCGCTGCTCGTCGCTCAGCTTGCGTTTGTAGACCATGCGGTCGACGTGGATTGAATCGTCCGAGCCGATGGCCAGGATGCCAGCGCTGAATGGGTGGTTGTAGCCGAAGTCGATGCTGAGCGCCCACCTGACAGGCGTGAACGGGCACGGCTTGATGTGCCTATCGCGGTTGAACTCCTCGTAGATGAGCCCTTCCATCTTGTGGTACTCGGCCAACATCTCCTGAGCGAACTGAGTGGCGGTCATCTCCGAGCGCATCTCGTCCAGCTCGTCGGTGCTCAGGTACGGGTTGTCGAAGCTGTTGAAGTGGAAGACCTCGTAGTTGGTGTTGGTCTTCGATAGAAGCTCGAGCCGGTAGAGCGACTTGTAGCCCTTCGGCGTGCCCATGAACAGAGCCGCGCCACGGTAGTCCGCCAAGGTTGCCCGGATGATCTCGCGCCAGTGCTTCTCGAACGCACGCATTGAGTCCAGCTCATCAAGCACCACGAGGCTGTACTTCTTGCCACGGGCGGTCTCGATGTTCTCCCAGCCAAACAACCGGATGCGGTTCTCCGTGCCGTCAGGGCGCAGCAGGGTGACCTCCAGGCGCTGCTCGTTGTGGCTGACGTAGTTGGTGGTGCCGATGACCTTGTCCACCAGCTCGACCCACACAATGTCCCTGGCTTGGTCACGGGTCGTGGCGAAGTAAGCCACGGGGCCGGGTTCGAACAGAGCGGCGCCGACCATCTCCTCGACGGCGTAGGTCGTCTTGCCGAAGCGGCGGCCGCAGCGAAGGACCTTGAAGCGCGCCCTACTCTTCGCTATCTGTCTTTGCGCGGCGTGTAGTTGTGCCATCTAGTCTTCGTTTGAGCACTGCGCCGTCGAGGCCGACAGGCATCAGTGGAGCGCCATCCGCGCCCGTTACTTCCACCTTGGTTCCGTAGCCGTACTTGGCTAGGGCATCGAACGCTCTGACGTCGCCGTTCTGAGCGCGGGTAATGAGCACCTTGATGATGGCCTTCACTGGTGCGCCCTTTTCCTGCACCCAACCCTTCGTCGGGTGCTGCACCCACTGCTCGAATCTCATCGTTTAGCAGGTTCTGGATGTGGGTGCTCAGGTGCACAGTCCCAGGCTTCGCGCCCTCTGGATTTCCCGACTGGCCCGGCTTGAAGCGTGTCTTCTTGCCAACTGCAGGGTCCACGCCGCCGTTGAGCAGTTTCTTGGATTCGTTCGACGCCTGCTTCACGCCTGCCTTTTTGGGTGCTGCCATTCTGCAATCTACTTATGCACGTGGGGCGTCATAAGTCAAGGCATGCTAACCTAGGCTCGTGAAGCACCACCGCGACGAACTGCCTAGCGAGGTTCAGGCACGGCTGATCGTTGAACAGGCACTGAAGCAAGCTGTGCCAGACGACAAATTGCGCGGCATCCTGACGGTCAACTTCGACTTTAAGATCGAAGAGGCGAGTCAGCGTTCTAGATCTCACAAAGGTCAACACTCGCCGTACACCATCGACGTCCCAGAACTTTACGCCTCTCACAATATGCGATTAGGTTTTTTCCTCGAAATCGTTCTCGCCATAGGCGCACTCATAGCCGCTGTTCCTATAGCGATTGCTGTTTGGCCAAACCACGGGCCGACGCACTCCTGGCTGTTCTTTGCGGCACCAGTCTTGGGGGGTGCGATCGCCCTAGTACTTGGCCGAGAGGTCAGCCAGTGGCACGCAGCCACGCGGACGGCGCGTGCTCGCTCGACAGCATTGGCCCTAAGCGTCGGAGCGCTTACTTCTATGCAGAAGACTCTCATAGAGCAACTCGAACGGTCGCCGGACGAGGACGAGTAGACGGTCGTGGCGTCCTCGAAGGACAAAGAATACCTGACTGCCATCTCCCGGCTGTCTGATCAGATAAATGGTCTTGTGGCGGAACAGAAGAACATCACCGACAGGGCCTCGAGATCGACACGGCGCGTAGCATGGGCGGGGGTCGCTACGACCCTTTTATCGTCTGTGATTACGGGTTTCGTCGTTTATACGACCCGTTCGCGTATCGACTGTCTTGACGAGCAGACGAAAGCGCAGACCTTGATGCATAAGTTCGGTGTTGAGGCTTGGGAGCCGCTCAAGACGTCGGACCCAGTCGAGAAGCATTGCGCCATCAATCTGTATGTGAAGAATCACACCTCCTAAAGGCGGCCACTCCCCCGCTCTGCCATGGTGCGCGCTTAAGAGAGTCCCCTCACCCCTGTTACTAAACTCCCCTGCTGAGTGGGGAAGGGGAGTGCGTTCGCATTCCGTTCAGTTATGCATTGGGAGAGTAACCATGGGATAATGGAGATAACACGATAGAACGGAGGTGAGGCTTTATGGAAGTCGCACTATGCATCATTGGCGTTTGCCAACTCATTGTCATATTCCTTCAGTACCTAACCATGAGGTGACCTGATGGGCACGGCACAGAGAGAGCCCTCGGACTGCTTGGTTCGAGGGCTCCTCGCTCTCTGCGGTCTACGCTGACGCGTGTGAGACGCAGACAGCGGCAGCCGAAGGACGAGGATGGATCCGAGGCGGAATGGCAACTTCCGGACACTCACGAGGTCCTGGAACATCCGTTGGTGCGCGAGGCCTTCAGCGACCCGCGCTATCGGCACCTGCAAAACTTCGGCAACTTCGAAGACCTGGAGCCTGAACAGGCCGGCTATGACCGCGCCATGACACTGCAGGCGCTAGCTGCCGTCTACTCCATCCGCTCGGCGGAGAAGACGAGTTCGGCCTTGTCTCGGGCCACGTGGGCACTCGTGGCTGCAACCGGTGCCCTGGTGCTTGTCACCGTGGCCCTCGTCGTGGTCACGGTCCTGAACGCGTAGCACTTACACTCCCGCTATGTCGGACCACCGACCGCACGTATGTTCGAGTGGCTGGGCGAGTCGCCGTCGTCCTGTCGGCGGGACCTTCTAAGGTCTGGTGACATGGGACTCCTGCCTGGTGACAGCATCGAGCTGCGCAAGGCACGGGGCGCGTTCTTCACGGCGCCGGCCATCGCGGAGCACATGGCGGCGTACGCCATCAACGGCAACCCTGAGGCGAAGGTCCTCGACCCGACCTGCGGCGAGGCCATCTTCCTCCTGAGCGCTGGGCGTCAGTTGAAGGCCTTGGGACGCCAGACGGGCGACCTTGATGAGCAGCTCTATGGCGTCGACCTGCACGAGTCGTCGCTCGATGAAGCCATGCGCTTGCTGGAAGGCGAGGCGTTAGACGCGCATCTGGTTGCCTCAGACTTCTTCGAGGTCGACTCGCCGGACATGCTTGGTTCTCCTATGCCCTTCATGGACGCCGTGGTGGGAAATCCACCCTTTGTTCGCTACCAAGAGCACACCGGTCGTACCCGCCGACTGTCTCAGGCTGCGGCGCTTCGGCAGGGTGTGCGACTCAGCGGTCTGGCCTCGTCCTGGGCTGCCAGCCTCGTGCACTCTGCCTCGTTCCTGAAGCCCGAAGGCCGGATTGCAATGGTGCTCCCGGCAGAGCTTCTGACGGTTGGCTACGCAGAGCCTGTGCGGACCTGGCTCAAGCGCCGCTTCGATCAGGTGCACCTGGTGGTCTTCGAGGAACTCCAGTTCGATGACGCGCTGGAGAAGGTCGTCCTGCTACTTGCCGAAGGCACTGGAGGCTGCGAGTCGCTCTCGCTGCACTACGTGCGCGACTCAGCCGACCTGAACACTCCAAGGCCCTACGGCCACTCGAACGTGACCCTGCCCGCCGAAGGCAAGTGGACTGACCTGCTCATGACGCGTAAGCAGCTCAGGCTCTACAAGCGGGTGGCTGATGAGCACTTCGTGCCGCTCGACACCTACGGAACACCCGAGCTAGGAACTGTCACCGGTGCCAACAAGTTCTTCACACTGTCTGAGGACACTCGTCGTGAGTATGGGCTGCGCGAAGATCAACTGCTGCCTATCAGTCCCCCGGGGACCAAGCACCTGAAGGGCTTGGCGTTTACGTTCCGCCAGTGGCAGGAACTTCGGGACGCCGGTGAGGCGGTCTGGATGCTGCACCCCACCGAGGGCGACGCCTCGCGAGGACTTGAGCGGTACAAGCAACTTGGGCGCGACCTACGCGTTGACGAGGCCTACAAGTGCCAGGTACGCCGGCACTGGTGGCTGCCGCCAGCAGTCTCCGCTCCTGACTTGTTCTTCACCTACATGAGCCATCGCTACCCGCGGCTCATCACAAACTCAGCCAAGACCACCTTCGTGAACTCGATGCACGGCGTACGCCTGCACGAGGGCGTTAGCCGAGAGGTCCGGGCGGCTCTCCCGCTGCTGTGCCTGAACTCAGCGACCATGATTGGTGCTGAGCGGCATGGGCGCTCGTACGGTGGCGGCATCCTGAAGATGGAGCCGCGTGAAGCCGCCAGACTGCCGCTGCCATCACCCGAAGTACTCGCCACGGCGTGGGCTGAGCTGAAGCCGATTAAGAGCCAACTCGATCGTAAGTTGCGCGTTGGGCATTGGTCCGAGGTCGTTAAGCGCGTCGACGCGGCGGTTCTTGGTTCAAGTTGCCAAGTCTCAGAGACTGATGTGGGTAACCTGCTCGAGACTTCCCGCAGTCTGAGAGCCCGACGCCTTGGACGTGACGAAAGCAGCTGACCTTGGTTAGCGAGTTGCCCGATGACCAGACTCGGGTCGAGGCAGTGGTGGGCCACCCGCTGGAGAAGTTCAACGCTCTGTGTGAACTGATTCAAACCGGTGTCACGACGTTCCAGGCGGTGGAGGCGAACTTCCTTGACCTCATCTGGTGCATGGACACGTACCGCATCAGGCAGGTCATCCCGCGAGGTATGGGCAATCCAAAGACTAAGAACCTGTCGCGGAAGCTCGATGCCATCTATCGCGGGAAGGGCAACTACTTCTCGACCATCTCGGCCTTGATCCTTGGCCAGATGACTACCAGCGAACTGGCGTCGCGCAGCAATGTGTGGGGGTTCTCGCAACCACACCAGATCGACATCGCTTGGCCGGCGCGCGACCAGAGGCCGCTGCAAGACCCCCTGATCTGCTGCGAAGCAAAGCTGACAGGCGCTCCCCCATACGAAGGCAACGAGGGCAGAGGCCCGATGGACGACTGGAGCAACCGGCGTAAGGAACTGAAGTTCCAGGCCACCGACCTCAAGCTCTATCGCAACGCGGCCAACACAGCCATCTTCAACTGGGACTTGTGGCGACGAAGCGCTCCCCCACATGTCTACTCGCTGTGGGCGGCCCGCATCCTGAAGCCGACTGACGTTCCGAAGATGATCAAGGAAGCGCAGGTGCTCACGTCGACGTACTCCGATGGCGTGGGCATCTATGCCTTCCGCCCGCGAGATGATGGTCCGGGGTACGAACCGGCACCGCTTTCCAGGGGCGTCAACGAGCGCGTGACCAGCCTCGACAGTGTCTTGGCCATGGTTTCAGCGCAGATCAGCCAGATCATGGCTGAGAACAACAACCGCGTGCCGGAGCCGGTGACACCACCAGCGCACGTGGCGTCTGACGACGTCTAGGTGCGTTGCCAGCGGTTACAGTGCCCGGGTGGCCCATCAGACTGGCATCGAGCAGTTGACGGCCGTCGAGCGTGTTCGTGTGCGCTTCCTCGTCGAGGAGGGCAAACTCAGCGTCCTAGATCTGAACGACCGGCTCTATGGGCTTGGTGGAATTGGGTACTTCGCCTACCGCCAGGTGCTTCGCGAGCCCTACGTGAGGCAGGGTTGGGAGAGTCAGCTCCTGAACGATCCGCCTCACCTCCTACCGCAGGACCACCAGAAACACGTCGCCTCATCCAGCGCTCAAGCCGTCAGATCGCTGTTGGTAGAGCAGCTAAGGTACTCCAGCCCCTTGGAAGCCATCCTGCTCTTCAGCGTCAGCAGTCTAAGTTTGGCTGGCGTGGCAGACAGGTTCATCAAGGTGTTCATGAATGTGCAGAGAGCGCGCATCCTGAAATCAGGCGCGGACCTTTACGTCAGCGTTGCTAGCGAGTTGTCGAGTGGCGACCACATGCTCGACTATGAGCGCGAACTCCTTAAGAGTGCCGTCGACACCGTGCTCAAAGTCGAAACTATTGAGAAGCTCGAAGCAAGTTGATCGGCTGCGCAGCACGGCGCTTTAAAATCCGGCCTGTTGCTCTATGAAGTCGATCGCCTCTGATGCGCCCTTACAAACCACCGCGCGCACTCCTGCCTTGTTCAGCGAGTACAACCAGTCCTTCTGCTCCGCGCTTGTACTGCCGCCCTTTTGCCGCTTCAGTTCTATGGCGACGAGACCGTTGCCGACACATATCAAATAGTCTGGGAAACCCCGGCTGACACCCTGCGCCTTCATCCGAGCACCGCGAATCATGGCGTCCCTACGGCTACTGCCGGACTCATTGGCGATGTGCGTGAACTTGTAGCCCCGGACGCGCAAGTAGGCGACCAAGGCTTTGCCCTCTTCGGCCTCCGTGGGGACCGGGAGGACGCTCATGCTGGCCGTTCCCAAATGTCGCGACGAATCCCTTGGTCATCAGGCCAAAACCCATCGAAAGTGGATCCGAAAGGGTATCCCCACCGACCGCCTATCCGGGTTACAGTGCCGCCACAACCGGTCGCCCTGGGGGGCCATGGAGAGGGAGTCTGGATGTTCAAGTTGTTCGCAGGCGTAGCCGTCTGCGTTGCTCTCGGAGCGGTCATCATGCTGTCAGTACCCAGCTCGGCCGACACGTCGCTCTTGGCTTCGCCGGACACGTTTACGATGTATGCCAACACCCGGTTCCACGACCTGCCGGTCATCGATAACGATGCCAGTAAGGGCGGGGCGGATGTCGAGGTCTGCCGCTACACGAACGACCTGACGCACCTTGATACGAGCAACGCTGGGCTGGTCGGGTACAGGGTGCAAGGCAAGCTGTGGGGCACATTCCATCAAACGATCCAGGCCAGCTACCAGCTTTGCGACACCACCTCGCTGAGCCCGGTCACGACTGTCACGATCAACGTCAAGCGTCTCATCCCGGTCCGCTCGAAGAGGCTCGACCACGGGCACGTGAAGATCGTGAACGGCAACGATCACAGCGTGTTGTGCGTGATTGGGTCTCGGCCCATCCACAAAGTCGATGCCAATTCGACGCGGGTGCTTGCCTCCGTCAAGGGGAGCAGAGACGACAACTGGACCTGCATCCTCCACCAGAAGCTTGGCGACGCGGTTGCTGGAAGTTGGGATGGTCTGCGCTAGATACTGCACGAAACTGTCCTCGGCCCTCATGCCGCCACCTCTACGGCAGCCGGCCTACCTGCTTTCAAGATGGCGTCGGTGGCGCTGAAGACACTGCGTATAGAGCGCTGTGGAGGGTCAGAGTTGCGGAGCCAGTGCTGGACGTAGGCCCGGCTCTCGCTTGGGCTCCACTGTTCTTCGGGCACTTCGAGCTCGTTCATGACCAGGTACGCCGTGCCTTCGGCTTCGAACTCTTTGATGCCCCGGTGCTCCTGGTACTCGCTGGGGTCTTCGGCGGTATGTCCAACGACGATGTGGCCGCACTCGTGAATCAGGGTCTTCAACGGGTAGGGAGCCACCGGGTTGATGGCCACCTCTCTGCCGACGCTGTAGCCCGCCGCGTTGCCATCGAACTCCGCGAACTTGGTCATGGTGATGCCCAGCGCACCAAGAGCGCGTTCTTTGCTCCACGCGGGGGGTTCATAGTCAGGCAGTGGGTCTCCCTCGGTCATGGAGACCGGAAAGATGCAATTGACCGGCTTGAACTTGGTGATGGTCTTCGGCTGGCCCTTGTCGTCGACCTCGTCCTTCAGCTTCACGGTGATGGGCCGGAGGATGGCGGCTGCGCGGGCACCGCGTTGGACTTGGCGGTTCATGCTGGCCCAGCGCTTGTACGTGGCTACTGGCTCAAGGGGCACGCCCTGGCTCAGCAGCAGTATCTGGTTCAGGTAGCTGTACGAGTAGAACCGCGAGTACGTGTCGCCCAGGCTGCCGGGAGCCGTCAGGGCTTCTTCCAGCAGGTGTGACCAGTCGAGCTCTTTGGCGGGCGCCGGCGGAGCGTTTGGTTGTTTTGTTCTACTGGCCATCACCTGCCTCTTTGACGACGGTCTGAACGCTCTCGCCGAAAAACTTGCGGAACTCAGGCTGGTTCAGACGGCGGCGTGCCCGATTAGCTGACGAGTTAAATCGGTATCCGGCCAGCAAGCGAGGCAACAGAGCTGCCCTGCTCTTTCGCTGTGCGTCCTTGCAATCTGTCTTTTTCACTGGGCTTCCCTTTTCTTAGTTGATACTTTGTGCTTCTGCACGTCGGACAGTTGGCCGAGCCACCCGGTAAACGGGGGTCCATTTTGTGGAGGCTCGTCTGCGAGCCATTGCGTAACAAGCGACGCCTCGTCGCACAACTGCCCGACGCGGAGAGCCACCCGGTAGCGCCGCCAGACGCAAGCCTCGCAATTGACCGGTACTACGACGCTTCGCCAAGTGAGAGCTTCTGTAAGGAGGCGTGCATGGCTGACGTGGCGCTGAAGATGGAAGGTGCTACTGCTCGTCTAATTCTGTGCCCAAGCGCTCGGTTTGCCAAGCGACATACGCATCGACTGTCTCCGGCTCGGGGTAGGGCACCACCGTGTAAGGAAACCCGAGCATGAAGAGGTCTTGGAAGGTGTCCTTGTGGCCGAAGACCTGTTGCTCGATGAGCGAATCCGTGAGCACTCGGAAGTGGTTAAATTGCTGAAACGGGGCTTTATAGAAGAACGTGCCCGCATTCTCGTAGGTGAGCGTGAGTGCCATGCCCCCGATGGTGACAAGCAACTCGGGCGACTCGCGGTGTGGGACTGGGGGCTGCTCATGATTCATCTGCTTTCAGTTTACTATCCGGGCCGATTTCATAATTCAGAATGTCGTTTGGCGTTTCAGGTATCTTGATGACTGTACGGTCTAGCGTCTTCGTGATCGTTGCAACGCGGGCCGCTATGATGAGGCTGCCGTTGTAGTAGATCTCAAGGGTGCTCCGTTGCTTTTTCCGCCAGAACTTCATAGCCCCAACCCCATCTGCCCCGCCTCCAGCGGCACCCGCTCGCGCTCGATGCTGTTGATGTCATCGAACAGCGGCGTCGAGCCGATGACCTGGGCGATGGTCACGTTCACCACCGGCTCGTCCTGGTCGTGCAGCACGTGGTTGTTCAGCGTCCTGACGTACAGCGGCACCATCCGCAGCCCCTTCAGGAACTGGTTGCCGCGCTCAGTCAGGAGCCAGTAGCCCGCGCCGGCCTTGTCGTCCTTGGCCACCAGGGCGTGGTAGCGGAGCATCGTCCAGTTGCCGTACTCGCCCTTGGTCAGCTCGAACGACTTGCCGTCCATGTCGAGCCGTGTGTGGATGCTGTTGCGGTCGTGGTGGATGACCGCCTGCTTGAACTTGATGAGGGCGTTGACGATGCCGGGTGACAGCCGGTGGGTATAGATGGAGCTCTGGCTGTGGCAATGCTCGCAGTAGTAGGGCTCGGTAGCGCTCATCGCTCTGCCTCCAGCCGCTCGAGAACGTCTTTCGCAGTTACTTGGTCCGCGAAGCGCTCAACCAAGATTTCGGAGAGCACTTGCCGGAACGCGCCGACATCGGGACTGCCCTGGTGCGTTGACCGCGATGGCTGAGTGGGCTGGACAGGTTCTGGCGCTATGTCCGGCTGTTCCTCCGGCTCGGGGACCGTGGCCAGCTCCGGCTCAGCCCGAGGTATCTCGAACATCGGCGCATCCGGTATGTGCTCGACGGTGTGGACAGTTCCGGTACGGACAGCGTCCTCGGGTACTTGCTGTTCGTTGATATGTCGGTGGCCAAATGATGAGAGGTAGAACTTCGGTCGTACTCCAGTGCCGTAGCCACCTGTTTGTGACACGTAGCCACCCGCAACCAGTTCATCCAAGGCACCGCGCGCAGTGGGAGAGGAGACCGAAGCGGCTTCACCGATGGCGCCGACGCCTTCTTCTCCATGCTGCTTGATGAGCCGTAACCACCAGTACCGGCTCTTCGGGCCAACGCCATCTGCGAATTTCATCGCTCGACCCCAAGCTCTTCCTCGACACGCATCTGCTCGACGGTCTCAGCGGCCTCTGGTCGCGTCAGCCATTCAGGACGCGGTCGATTGGGCACGGCGTCGCGGTACCCCAGCTCGTATCGACGCCAGGCGCGGCCACGGTCCAGGGCGTGGGCGGTGATGCCAGCGACGATGCCTCTGTCCATGCCATTGCCGTGCAGGGCGTCCTCTAGGCAGTCCTCGCGGACGATGCAGCGACCGCAGATGGCCTTGGCGACCATCGCCTTCAGTGGCTCGCGAGCGCTGTTGCAGTCGAAGTATTTGTCCACGATGACGCCAGGAAGCCCGCCGCAGTTTGCGCCTTCGAGGGTGGGGCGATTAAACATCACCGGCCTTAAGCAGTTCCGGGTTCTCATAGATGTTGCCGATGACTTCAAGCACTAACGCTTGAACGAGCTGGTGGTGCATCTCGCCCTCTTGGTGCATATCGGGAAAAGCATGATGATGGTCTTTGGTTAGAAAGCCAGTCACAGCAAAATTGCATCCACTATCGAACCACACGACCCTGCCAATACCACCAGTGTCCAGACTGCCTGTACATACACTCAAAATATCCCCCTCGTAAATCTCCACACCGTTCTTGTCCTTGAGGCCGGTGTATTGCTGCCATATCAGGTTCTTTGTGTTAAGCAACTTAGGTTCTTTGCCAGTGGATTCCCAAATCACCTCGTAGTCATAACCACGACCAGATGGCTCCTGATTCTTGAAGCCGGCGTATTTCACCCAACACTTTTGGTCGCTATCCCACGCTCGAAACTTAATCTCTCTATCCATGTGACCCCCGTGATTTATTTAGTTGTACTTCCACAGTGCGCTTTTGCGGCACAATTGTCAATGCCGGTTTTACAGCCTGTGGATAACCGCTACGTCGCACAACGTACATTTTCGGACGTGGCCCAACAGGGGTAGGGTGCGCAAACCAAGGCAACGTTGCCAAGTCAAGGGCGAATACCCATGCCAAGTAACAGGGGTGGCCGCGCCTATTAGGACATAACGGCAAAGTCGTGGCCTAGTATGCGTTCGGTGAGCACCTACGCCGTCCTACTGCCCCTCGGCACCGCCGTGATCGGTGCGGGTGCCGCGCTGGCAGGCAACATGCTTGGTCCGTTGGTGGGCTCCCGTAGGGAGCACCAGCAGTGGTTGCGTGACAAGCGGGCGGAGCTGTTGGAGGCGGCCTACGCCATGCACATGGAGGCCCGTGACACCGCCTGGGACATCGGGGGTGTCGTCGCCCGTCCCAAGACGGCGGCAGATTGGAAGGAATACGAAGACCGATGCCGAGTCGTGCTCGATCGACTCATCGCGGCTTCAGCCAAGGCGGAGCTCTACGTATCGCCGGGCTTGGCTGAGCAGCTCAGTAAGGTTGCCTACGACTTTCAGGTCGTGTACTCCGCCCGCGACCTCTATGACGCGAAGGAGTGGAGCGAGCTGCGCAACAGCTGGTCAGACGACGTGGACAAGTGTGCCGCCGGCATCCGAAAGGAACTGGGCGTCGACTGAGCCCATTTGTCGGTGCGCCGCTCTACCGTTGATCCATGGCACTCACGCGCGCTGAGCGGTTCCGGCTGAAGAGCGCCATGCTCGCGGAAACCGGCCGGGAGGAGTCCAGTTGGGATCTACGGCAGTTGAACCTCCTGCTCGGTGAGTTCGGCCTCGTAACCCTCGACGGTGACTGGAACGGCCCGAGCTTCGAGGACGTCATCGCCAAGCTCTCGGACACGGACCTGGTCGAGATGTACTCCCTTGTCACTGGTGAGACGGCTGAGCAAGTCCAGGACGCCATAGAAGCCGCTGACGATGGCGCCAACTGGAAGGCTGGCTACGTCCGGCTGTTCATCTCCCACTCCGCGGTGCACCGAGACTTCGTGGGAAAGGTCTCTGATGAGCTGGCAGTTGTCGGCATCGACGGCTTCGTGGCGCACAACACGATGGAGAAGGGCAAGCCCTGGCAGACACAGATCGAGCACGCGCTCCGGACCATGGACGCCTTCGTAGCCCTCGTGCATCCAGAGGTCAACGACAGTGCCTGGTGTCATCAAGAGATCGGCTGGGCGCTAGGCCGACGAGTACCGAAGTACGCCATCAGGATGGGGGCCAACCCGGCAGGCTTCCTCGGAAGCGATCAGTGGCCCTCAGCAATGATGAGCTCTCATAAGGACGTCGCCGCCGACATCCGCAACTGGCTGTCCATGACGCTGGGCCTGGGCGACAAAATCGTGAACGGCTTGTTGCGCGCGCTGGAGGACGCGAACAACTACGTCGACGCCGGAGCCGCATCAGAGCGGCTTGCCAGTCTCGGCGATCTGACGCCGGAGAATTGGGAGCGTCTAAAGAAGGTCTTCTGGGGCAATGATCAGCTGTACGGCGGCGTGCTCGCTCGGCGGCAGCTGAAGCCCTTCTACGAGGGCAATGGGCAGGAGTGGCCCCCGGAAAAGCCTCCTGAGCCCAAGACTCCGATCATCAACAACGATCCGTGGGCCGTCCCTCAGAGCACCGGAACGGACGAACCTCCCTCCTAGCTCTTCCGCAGCTCGATGTGCTCCTCCACCACAGCCAGGTCGTGGTTGGCGTCCCACGCCCGAGCGCTACAGGCGGCGGCGAGTATCAGCAGCTCGTCGTCAGTCATCTGTCCGAGGTTGAGCCGCTCGCCGTTGATGTACTCGACGTTGCGGGGACCGTGTATCGGGATGACGTCGGCCAGCGGCTCGTCACTGTGTGGTTGTTCTTCCATGCTGGTGGTTCCTGTTTATATACCTTTAATGATGTGCACGCCATTTGCGGATAGCGTCAGCAGCAACGTCACGTAGCCGGCGACTATCCAGACCAGTGACCAAAATACGAAACGCACTGTGCGGGCGAGGGAGGTGCCACCGGTTCTCACATTTGTATTGCTCATACTTGAGTTCATATCTGTTTTTCCTCCTACTCATTTTTCCCTTGCTCAAGCGCGACGTACGCCGCGCGCCTGGCCTTGTCCATCGGGCTGAGGTCGCCGGGAGCGAACTGCTCTATCTGCACGATGTCCAAGGCGAAGGCCTCGATGTCTGGTTGCGTGACCATCAGAATGGACAGTCCTCTGGCATCAGGTGTGCATCAAGATGGCCGTCAGGGTAGGGCGCGCTGTACTGGGTGAGGACGTAGCGCCGGCCACGGATGCAGACCACGTTGGTTTGCTCAAGGTCGAGCACTAGGGCTTTCACCTCTGGCTGGGTCATGACATCTGCCGCGTCAAGCTTGTGGTCGGTGCGACGGATGGTGACGTGGTGGAAGAGCCTCATACCTGCCCCTTCAATCTTTCGATGGCAACAGTCTCGTCGGCGTCCGCGAGCATCGTCTCCGCGTGCACGATGGCCTTGTCCACGTCGGTCGGCGTCTCTGGCTTGTCCTTGCCGATAGCAGCCTGGAAGAAGTCACCACGTTCATCGTTCTTGATGTGCAGTTCGGTCATCAGTTCTGCCAGCCGCTTCTTCTTCGGGCTTCCCTCGCCGGAAATGGCGGGGCGCGTGGCTGGCACTACTCCGGGCGCTTCGTGGTCGGCATCCTTAGTGTCGTCAATCGCAAACAGGTTTTGCAGGGCGTACTTCTTCGCGTACGAGCTGGCGGAGCCCGTCACCTGAGGCGCATCAAGGCCGCGTGATATGTCGCCTTCCCAGGCGTTTGCGTCGGCTCCGTGCACCTCTTCTGGCTTGGCCACGTTGATGACGGTCGCGGTGGCCGTCACATAACTGCGGCCGTTTGTTTCACGCACCACATCAGTGGTGTAGAGATACAGGCCATGCTTGCGGCAGACGGGCTTGGCGGCCTCAAGAATCTGCTCCGCTGAGCGCGCATTGCCGAAACGTCCGCCTTCTTGGCGGGGTGCGACTAGCTCAGCCTGAACGGCGAGCAGGCGCTGGTAGATGTTCTCTGATTCTTCGCTCACAGCCAAGCCTTAAGCACGGTTACGAGCCCTACAGCCGCTAGCAGGAAGATAACCGTCCCACCGACGAGCACCCAAATGACCCACCTATCACCCGGCTGTTCATCGTCTAGGAAGTCAGGCACCAGTGGATTTATTGATAATTGGCTCGACCCGACTAGGACTTGTGTTGTTCGTAGAGCTCTTTGAGCCTTTTGTCTCGCAACGCGAGAGTCATTAGCACTCTTAACTGGCTGACGCTGTTTCCGTCCCGTTGGCGCGGGTTCTCGATCTTTCGCTGGGCCGTAGCCTCGCTTGCTCGCTGCCTTAGAGCTGCTACGAACGCGCTTGGCGCTCTGAATGACAGGTGCTGCGTTGGTTCGTTTCGATTTTCGCTTGGCCGTAGCCACTTTGGTTCTGCCATTGGCTTTAGTTTCCTTCATGGACCCCCTTGGTTAGATTGATTTGTGGAGCGTATGGTGCTAGTAGCAAGCGACACTCGCTCCCGCTATGCCTTTTAAGGAGGCTATCCCTATCCCTTAGGCCAGGACTTGCTACCAGCACTACTACGCTCAACTTGTTAATGATGTTCGGGAGCATGTCAGCCGGTTCAATGTGATTGTTTCGGCTCGCTCATCCGATGCTTTTCACTTTGCGCTTTTGCGGCACAATTGTCAATGACTTTCTGGCTGGTTATATCCACAGCCTGTGGACAACTCGGTGCCGTGCCAGATGGCTGTGCTTCAAGTGTGCCGTGACTGTGCCCATGGCAGCACCCCTCCAACCGGGCTGACCTGCGGCTTTGGCGCTCACCACGCCAGGACTATCGTGTCATCAAGCTTCATGACGCTCCCGTCGGGACAGACGCCCTGAGGCGTATCATTAACCCATGCCCACGCCCTCAATTTCCGGTCGTGACGCGGCAGTCGTTCAATACGTAGCCCGGTTCCGCCAACTGTCCTCTCACCACATCCAAAGTCTGCTGTTCAGTGACCTGGCCTCCACCACACCATGCAGCCGGACTTTGAGGCGTTTGGTCGAGGCCAAATATCTGCACCGTGTCGAGCACCGCATGGTGGGTGGCAGCCAGGGCGGCTCTGGGCAGTGGGTGTACTCGCTTGGCAAGCGTGGCTACTACATGCACTACGAAGGCCGTTACAGCCCCGACAGGCGCGTCAACTACCACGCCCTGGCCATTGCCGACGTCTGGCTGCGGCTCCGCGACCTAGAGCGTGCCGGTGTCATCGCCGTGGCCGGCATGTCCAGTGAGCCGGATTGTTGGGTCATGATTGACCGCTACGAACTGCGGCCTGACCTGTACGTCGAGCTAGACCTACCGAACGGCAGACGACAGAAGAGCTGGCTTGAGATTGATATGGGCACCGAGGGACAGCGGCACCTACGGGCGAAGCTTGAGGCCTACTGGCTGGCCTACAACGCGGCAGACAGCGCAACGTGGTCTGAGTTTCCGGCCATCTGGTGGGTGGCCTGTGACGCCGCGCGCGCCAAAGAGCTGTCCTGGCTCATCGGTAAGTTGTCGGCAGACCATCAATCGCTGTTCAAAGTCTGCACGGGCGAGACGTTACATCAACTGATTGTCTAGTGTTGTTAATTCCACACTTGCGTTTTGTGCCGCAAAAGCGCATTATGAGAATGTCAATTAAACAGGGGTCCACAATTATGAACGTAACACGCAAACAATTCAGCGAAACAGTCACGAAGATACAAGGCGGTCGCATAGGCCACGTCTGGTCAGAAGGCGGCTCTATCCTGGTCAGCTTATACGACGCAGCAGGCACCCAAATTGCCGTTGCCGAAGTGACACAGGACGAATTGGCCTTCCAACTGGAAACGGCAGGTAGCGCAGTATGAGGGACTACGGCCACCGCCACTACACCGTCGGCAAGAAGGTTCCTGAGGCAGTCGAGCACAAGTACGAGGCTTTCCTCTTTCCTCTTGCCGCGATGCTCTTCGTTTTCATCTACATCCTGGTTGCAAGTCAGTAGCCAACTGCAATAGAAAAGAGCCCCTGCTTGGTGAACGGGGCTCTTTTCGTGTGTTGTTTGTTTAGAAGTGTTTGAGAGACGTGTCAGGCAAAGGAGCCCGGCAGACTGGAGAGGTTTTGGAGATAGTGCGGCTTCTTGGGTGGGCACGCACTTGTCGATGTTGAGGTTAACCAAGGTGCAAGGCCGTCCCTCAGGACATGCTTATGTCTACATATTGCGCTAGTGCTTGTAAAAGTCAAGGGCCATAGAGCCCCCTCTGTTCCCCGGTAACCTAGAACTCCCGACAGTCGTGATTACTAGAGCGAGGTCGCTTCCTGCTCAAGCCGGGGACCAGGTCGTCAGGGGGCCGGACGTTGCCTGGGTTTGTGGTTTGAGCATGAAGGCTTTGGATGGAGTTTTACTGGCTCCGAACAGTTGCTCTTGTAATGTTTGTGCCAGTGTGCTATATCTGTAGATAGCGTGAATCAGAGCCGTCCAGTAGGGCGGTTTTCTCTTATTTCCGACTGACGACGTATCTGTTTCTGCGTGAATCAGATAGTCACATTCAATTAAACACAATGGCTTTGAGATTGCAAGCGCTAACTATTCGGCGTCAGGAGGCTGCTAACTATGGACCCAAACGGTTGGCTTGGTGTTCTCCTCGACGGCGTCCTTGGGACTGTTATCGCAACCGTGGTCTCAGTGATGGTTGCGCTCCTTGTCATTAACCGGCAGACCAAGCATGAACGCACACTCGCTGACGATGAGAAGAGGGTGAACACATTGCTGACGCTGTTATCGTCATGCAATGACCTCTCGAGGGATGTACAAAACCTTCTGAAGCTGCTTGAAACCGAGGGACCGGCTCACTTCAATGACATCCAGTCTATGTACACGCGAGCGGCCTTCATGGACGCCCTGGGTCGGTCGTTGGGCAGCGCGGTCGGTGATTCGACCCATCTCACCTTTGTGAACGTTGCGCAACTCGGAAGCATTGCCACGCATGCCGCGAGGAACGATGAACGCAACAGGCTCATCATCGCTACGGTGAACTCCCTTCATAGCTTGATGGACGATATCGGTCAGGAACTTGGCGCAAGTGAAAAGCCCTGACTTTGCTCTACCCGAGGGGGGAACATAGTCAGGGCTGGGTGGATAGATGGGTGCAGATGGCCGTAGCCAACATGGTTACTCAGCCGCAGCGGGCTTGTCGCCGTTCTGGCCGTTGCCGTTGACGGTGCTGCCGCGCTTGCGACCACGGGTGAAGGCGGCGGACACCAGAACGTCGTCCTTGACGACCTTGCGGAACTCCGCCAGCGTCACCACGACCTGCTTGCTTTCGCCGTTGCCGTTCTTGACCTCGCAGACCACGAGATTCGCGGCCTCTTTGAGCTTGTCCAGCTCGGCGGGCAGGCAATCCAGGCTGCGGGCAGCCGTGATGTTCGGGTGCTCGCGGACGATGAGCTGAATGAAGTCCTCTTCAGGAGCTTCAGCGCCGCTCAGGTCACTGACCAGTACAACTTTGCGAGCCATAACACTTACTCTCTATCCAAATGTTCGCGACTGATTTAGTCGTACTTGTAGTTGTAACACGACGGGCGAATTTGTTAAACTGGTCGTGTGAGGTGCCGTTTAGGCGGTGCTGACCCCCATCCGGTGTATGCGACTTGAGAGAGACGCAGCATCAGCAAAGCCACCGTTTCGAGCCGGGTGACTAATCTTTCAGGATTAGCACGATTGTCCGCCCGCTCGACGTAGGTGGCTTTTGTTATGCCTTCCAGACAATGTCAATGAGGCCCGGGTCAAACCTGCACACTCGCCCATCAGGCATCGGATAGAACGGCTTGCTGACGCCTTTATTCACCAGCACCTGCTTGATGAGCAGGTCGAGCAGCTTGCGCCGCCAGTCATAGTCGGCGGCGTCGTAGGCTTCTCGCAGCGTCTGACCGACCGGAACGTCCAACGACACCGCTTGGCTCTGCACGCGGCTTAGAGCGGCCTCAGCGCGCTTCAAGTGGCCTTCGGCGACCGTCTTGGCTCTGGTGAATTGCTCGCGGCTCAGCAGCCCAGTGGCGTAGTCGTCAACCAAGGCATCGAGCCGCAGCTTGGAATCGTCGCGGTCAGCAAGTAGCTGGCGCAGTTGACCGTCGTCGCTGTCGGCTCTGAGCAGGCTACTGAGGTCAGGTGTGTCCAGCCGGTACAGAACGCACTCGGCAATCCAGTGCTCCAAGGCGTCGGCGTTGCGCACCACTCCCCCACATCCCCGCCCGCGCTTAGTGTCCCCCTGCACCCGGCAAAAGTAGGTACGGCGCACAGGACGGCCGGGGTGGTCGCGCTTGGTCGCGCCGTTCAAGGGCATGCCACAGCCGCCGCATATGAGCAGGCCGGTCAACATGTACTTCCGCGCTACCGGGAGTTCGGTGTAGCGGGCAGCGTTCAATCTCATGGTCAGCCGGAGGCGAGCGGCTATCTCTTTGTCGAGCACCGCCGGCCACAATGCTGGGTACTCCGCACCGTTGTGTTCCCGGATGCCGGCGTAACGCTTCTTGGCCAGCAGGTTGCGCACGGTGATGGGATACCAAGGCTTGCCCATAGTCGTGGTGTAGCCGTGGTCGTTCAGCCAGTACGCGACGGACTTGTATGACTGGCCAGCAATGACCTTCTCAGCCATAGCGCGCAGCACAGCGGCTTCTGGTTCGCGGATGGTCATCAGATCGGCTTCGTACCCGAACGGTCGTCTAGAGCCGTGTGGAAGCCCCAGGCGGGCTTTCTGAGCGTTGGCCAGCTTGTGTCTTGCCGACTTCGTTTCTACTTCTCCCCTCGCCACACTCGCCAGGATGCGGGCGATGAGCCGCCCGCTGCTGCTTCCCAGGTCTATGTCGCCTTCCACGGTGGCAATCTGCACGCCTGTGCGCTCTGCCAGCTCGATGAGCGCTTCTAGTTCTGTTAGGCGGCGTAGGAGACGGTCAACCCGAAGCACGACAACGACGTCGACCTGTCCGGCTTCAATCTCTCGGATGAGCCGTTCATAGCCCGGACGACTGCCGATGGAGGCGCTGACGTTGTTGTCAGTGATGACTGTGTGCACAACCCAACCACGCTGTTCACAGAGCCGTTGGCACTCTGCGAGCTGACGCTCGACACCTAGTTCGTCGCCGTCCTTGTCGAGGCTCTGGCGGAGGTAGATGACTGCCTCAGTCATCGCACTGTCTCAGCCAACTGGCGACGTCGAGCAGAGCGGCGCGGTCGGTCACATGCTCCGGGACCTCGGACGCCTCGCAACTCGCTCTGACCAGGGCGGTCACTAGCTCGTCGAGACTTGTGTCGGACACCCTCCAAGCGTCCGGTAGCGCGAACAT